AGGAACGGGCTGTCGAAAGATTTAACCTCGATCCTAAAGAAGACTTAATTTACTTCCGAACATTGCATAGTCTTGCTTTGATGCAGACCTCTATCCGGTTTGAAAACATCATGAGTGAGCAACACTACAAGGAGTTGAGTCAGTCGGTAGGGATGACGCTTAACGGCTCACGGAACACGGCGGTAGGAGATGACTTACCTACTGCGGCAAGTAGGAAAGATCCCGTATTAGGCTTGATTAATTTAGCGCGTCTTAAAAAAACAGAGCTTAGGGATGAGTACAACAACAGTTCTATCGATATTCCTTGGAACACCATCGACTACATTAACAGAGCCTTGGTTGATTACAAAAGAAATATGGGGCTGTACGACTTTACCGATATGCTAGAGGTGTTTATAAAAGAAAGCGATAAATGTTGCCCTAAGTTAAAGCTTACTTTTTTAGATGAAGCTCAGGACTTATCTGCCTTGCAGTGGGATATAGCTCACATATTAGATAACCACTCTGAAAAAATGTATTGTGCCGGTGATGACGATCAGGCGATTTTCACATGGGCGGGGGCAAGTCCCCAGCAATTTATTATGCTTGAAGGGGGATCAGAAACATTAGCACAATCATATAGAATTCCAAGTTCCGTTCATACCGTCGCAGAAAACGTAGCGAAAAGAATTCACCAAAGATTTCCAAAAACTTATCTACCTCGAACGGAGTTGGGTACAGTTCAAAGAATAAACACTATGGACTCTTTAGACTTTTCGACGGGCAACTGGTTAATCTTGTCTCAAGCCGGATACCATCTTCAAGCGGTAGCTTCTAATTTAAAATCAAACGGTTACCTGTTTAATTACAAGGGACACCGCTCGATTGGAGAGAAATTATCCGAAGCTGTAAATGGTTGGGAGCATCTTCGCAAAGGTAAAGAAGTATCAGGAGCCGTCGCTAAAAAGATTTACAGTTATATGTCTTCCGGTAAACACGTTCAACGCGGATTTAAAAAGTTACCGGCCCTAGATGAGGCTGAGTTTGTTACGCTTCAAGGTCTGATAAACAATCATGGGTTACTGGCAACTAAAGAAATGATATGGTCTGAAGCAATGGATAAAATACCGGAGACCGAACGAGCCTACATCACGGCGTTGCTAAGACGGGGCGAGAAGTTTAATGCCACGCCTCGGATAACAGCGTCCACGATCCACGGATCAAAAGGAGGGGAGGCGGATAACGTTGTACTGCTCACGGACCTGAGCCCTTCCGCAGAAAGTGAAATGCATATTAATCCTGACGATATGCATCGAGTATTTTATGTCGGGGTAACCAGAGCAAAACAAAACTTGTACATCGTTGATCCTGACGATGTCGGAAGGAGTTATAACTTATGAATTGTTGGCACTGTAATCATGAATTAATTTGGGGTGGTGATCACGACCTTGAAGAAGATGAAAATTATTCCATAGAATCAAATTTGAGTTGCCCAAATTGTGGCACTTTAGTTTTAGTTTATTTACCAAAAATTTATACCGAGGAAAAGGAAGAAGATGCAAAACAATAAACAGCCACGAGACTATAGTGAGTTTTATTTAAAAGCTGAAAAAGAATTTCGTTTTATATCAGAAGCGGTAAACAATAAACAATACGATGAAGCTGAAAAACATGCCATGAATGCATTAGTAGAAATGAAAATGCTTTTTAATAGTTTGCAACTTCTTCGAGAAAAAGAAAAACAGTTATGGGGGAAGAATCATGGACAGATCTGATTTGTTAACTCAAGCGGATCATTTGATTAAGGGAGACCGCGCAAAAGATTATGGCAACGCTTACGAAAATCACGATAAAATAGCTAAAGGATGGAACGTAATAGCAAAGTCAGCAATTGAAAGTCACGGAAGGATTACAGCATCTCACGTTGCGCTCATGATGGATTGGGTCAAGACGGCCCGTCTTTTAAACACCATCGACCACGAAGATTCTTGGATCGACAAGGCGGGTTACACCGCGCTTGGCGGGGAATTTTCCCCAAAGGACAGAAAGTAAAGAGAGGTTTATATGGCGGGAGGAAATTTACAAATGGCTATGTTCACTCCGAAAAGCGAGTGGATTCCTCCAATGGAGTTGCCCGATATAACATCCGCAAAAAAAATTGCTATCGACGTAGAAACGAGAGACCCCGATATTAAGACTAGCGGACCTGGTTGGGCTACAGGAAATGGAGAGGTTGTGGGATATGCCGTAGCGGTAGATGGATGGTCCGGTTACATTCCAATTCGGCATCTGGGCGGGGGCAACTTAGATGAAAAGATCGTTAATCGTTGGCTAAAAAAAGTATTTGAATGCCCCGCAGATAAAATCATGCATAACGCTCAGTACGATGCGGGTTGGATCAAGCGCATGGGCTTTGATCTTAAAGGAAGAATAATCGATACCATGTTGATTGCCTCGTTATTGGACGAGAATCGATTTAGTTACAGTTTAAACGCTTTGTCCTACGACTTGTTAGGTAAGACAAAATCAGAGAAAGGTTTAGTCGAGGCCGCTAGAAGTTTCGGCGTTGATCCTAAAGCTGAGATGTGGAAACTTCCCGCGATGCACGTCGGTGCTTACGGTGAGGCTGATGCCGAACTCGCTCTCGAACTTTGGAATTACTTCAGCGTTCAGCTTGGCAAAGAAGACCTCTGGCCCATTGCTAATCTTGAGCTTGATCTGCTTCCATGTCTCATCGAGATGACTTGGCGAGGTGTCAGGGTTGATCAAGACAGGGTTGAGAGAACTCGGAACAGTCTTGTCAAGCGGGAACGGCAAATCATGAAAGAGATTAAGAAGGTTGCGGGGCGTGACGTGGAAATCTGGGCGGCTCAATCCCTTGTCAAAGCGTTCGATAAAGTCGGGCTCCAGTATCCAAAGACCGAAAAGGGCGCACCTAGCTTCACAAAGCTTTTCCTCCAAGAGAACAGCCACCCTCTCGCGCAACTCATCGTCGAGGCTCGGAACCTGAATAAGACAACCGGCACTTTCCTCAACACAATCACAAAGCACTGTCACGCTGACGGTAGAATTCATAGCCATATTAATCAAATTCGATCTGATGATGGCGGAACCGTGTCCGGTCGTTTAAGTATGAACAGCCCCAACCTTCAGCAAATTCCCGCAAGAGACCCTGAGATTGGGCCCATGATACGTTCTTTGTTTTTGCCGGAAGAGGGAGAACAATGGGCGGCAATTGACTACTCGCAACAGGAACCACGGATCTTGGTCCACTATGCTCATGTTTATGGTCAGAGTCGTAATTTGCCATTGGAGGGTGCGTCAGATTTTGTTGAAGCATACAACGATGATCCTAACACAGACTTTCATACGATGGTTGCAGAGATGACAAACATTCCAAGGAAGCAAGCTAAAACCATTAATTTGGGGCTCATGTATGGCATGGGGGTGGGTAAGCTATCCGAGCAGTTAGACATTTCTATGGATGACGCAAAAGGGTTAATTAGCCAATACCATAAGCGAGTACCTTTCGTTAAAGGCTTAATGAACGGCGTAATGAAAAGGTTAAACGACAAAGCATCGTCGGGATCGATTCGATCCATCCTAGGTCGTAAGTGTCGATTTGATAAATGGGAGCCGGACACGTTTGCCATGAACAAAGCGATGCCATACCAAGAGGCTGTTCAGGAGTATGGTGCGACCACTCGATTGAAACGAGCGTACACTTACAAGGCTTTAAATCGTTTGATCCAAGCTTCGGCGGCGGACATGACCAAACAAGCGATGGTTAATCTGTATAAAGAGGGTTTAGTCCCATTAACGCAGATTCATGACGAGATCGCCATGTCGGTAAAGGACAAGGAGCAAGCGAGATTTATTGCTGATATAATGTCTACTGCTGTACCTCTCGAAGTCCCTAATCTGTGCGATATTGAAATCGGACCTAGTTGGGGAGAAGCTAAGTAGAGGTGCGCTTCCTTCTTGCTTTACCTTTTTCCCCGATTTTTAATCGGGGTTTTTTTTCATGGCCTGTAACTGCAACAGACGCAACAACTGCTCTCGCTTATAGTTGTCGATGGCTTTTGACCTACAATATTGAGTCCACAATCGCATAACACCCTCCCGTTTAAAGTTAGGTGCGTTCCTTCGACCGAATGGTCTACTTCCGTCCTTAGTGGATGAACGTTCCGATATTTTTGAATATTTACAGTTACCTGTCAATATTTTCTTGCATGTGTTGTGTTCTCTCATATATTCGCATATACTCCCATGTAAACCTAAAGAAAGTAATGTGATGGATACCAATAAATGGAAAAGCGTGTTAGTGCCGAGAGAGATTTACCTCGTAATTAAAGAGATGTCTAAGGCGGAGGGCCGTACAATCAGCGGTCAACTGCGAGTGATCTTTGATGATTTTGTACAGAAATATAAACCTCGAGACGAGGATGATAGATTCGATAATTAATTCTTGAAGTTTTACCGACCATTGGTTAAACTGTATCGTAACATGAGTATCTAGTCACTTATGTTCTCCAGTAGTTGTTTAAGCCCTTGGTCTATTTCCCCAGATCAAGGGTTTTTTTTATTTAACAAAGGTGAACAAATGACTGAGAATAAAACAGAGAAAGAATTTGTCGATGGCTTACTTGCCAAGAAACCACGCGACACGGCCCCCGAATGGATTAAGTGCAACCTGAGTATGAA